CGATCGCAGCCATTGTTACTGGTTTAGTTTATTTCTTCACTCAAACAGAAACAGGGAAAAAAGTGTGGCAGAGTTTTGTAGACTTCTTATCGCAGTCAATTGAAGCTATTAAACAGTTCTTTACTGGTTTAGGTACTTGGTTTAGTGAGTTATGGACTTCCACAGTCGAGGGTACAAAAACTATATGGAACGGAATAACAGGATTTTTTAGTAGCTTATGGAATGGAATAGTGACGATTATAACTAATGTTTTCGCTACAATAGCTAGTGCAGTAACAGGCGCTTATAACTGGTTCGTCACAACTTTCAAACCATTAATTAGTTTTTATCAATCTATATTTAACCTAATAGGATCAATTATTAATGTAGCTTTTCAACTTATCTTGGCTATTATTCGCGGTGCTTATAAATTAGTTCTTAACGCATGGCAAGGCCTATCAGGTTTCTTTGGTGGAATATTTAACGCTGTTAGTTCAGTAGCTTCATCAGTATTCAACGCAATTGGAAGTTTTGCTTCTAGTGCTTGGGGAGTAGTTCGCTCAATATGGAGTGTAGTTTCAGGTTTCTTTAGTGGAATATTTAATTCGGTTCGTAGTGTAGTTAGTGGAGTGTTCAGCGCCTTTGGTGGCTTTGCTTCAAGTGCTTGGGGAGCTATTTCAGGTGTGTTCAGCGGAGTCGTTGGCTTCTTTAGTGGCATATTCAATGGTGCAATGAACGTAGTAAATGGAGCATTCAGTGCTTTCGGTGGGTTCGCTTCTAATGCTTACAATGCAATAACAGGAGTATTCAGTGGGCTTGGCAGTTTCTTTAGCGGAATATTCGGAGGAATCAAGAACACGATAGACAGCGTTCTTGGTGGTGTAACAAATACAATCAACAATATATCAGGAGCTATTAATGGTATCGCTGGTAAACTTGGCGGACTATTCAAAGGTTCAATGGTAGTAGGTTTAACAGATGTCAATTTATCTTCTAGCGGTTACGGTTTAAGCACGAACAGCGTATCAAGCGACAATAGAACATATAACACATTTAACGTGCAAGGTGGTGCAGGTCAAGATGTTTCTAACTTAGCACGTGCAATCAGACGAGAATTTGAATTAGGGAGGGCTTAATGGTAAGACAGTATAAAATACATACCAACTTAGACGGAACAGATGATAAAGTTTGGGACGTTACAAATGGAAAAGTTAGATTTTACCAGCCCTCTAATTTAGGGTTACAATCAACTAATAACATTTGGCAAAGTAATGGTATTGGAGTAATGGGGACACGTTCAATTACTCAACCTCAAATAGAGTTCAGACTAGAAACGTTTGGCGAAAGTTTAGAAGAAAATTATCAATTAATTAAAGACTTTGTAAATGATATTCTTAGCCAAAAGTTCGTTACACTTGAATATCAAACGGAGATTTTTCAAGTATATGCCGATTTAGCTTTAGCAGATGTCACAAAGACAGAGGGTTACGGTAAGAACGGAACTTTTAGCGAAAAAATAACTTTTGATATAATTACAAAATGGTATACCTACGAAAATTTAACTTTTGAAAAAATTCAAAATGGTAAAGTTATAGATGGTAAGTCTAAAATTTATGGCGGATATAAAGGGAACGAAACACCTTTACAAAACTATAACAGACTGAAAGCGAGCCCTTCTTTGAATTTGCCTAATTTGAACTTGTTAGACGGAAGTAAAAAATACACTAAAGATCATCCATTAATAGCGTCGTCTAGTTCTGATGACGGCAATATTTCGTTAAATGATGTAGTTGCAAAAAATTTAAAAGCAGGGACATATACTCTAAGTGCTAAATCTGACGCTCCTTGGGCTAGTCATGAAGCAGGTTATGACTATAAACTAGGTAAAGTTGGGATATGGTTGATATCATATGAAACTTGGGAATGGATAAATTTAGACACAGTTCCTAAAACATTTGAAATTCATAAAAGCGGAGATTATTTAGTTAGGGTTGATATCTATTCAAATGGAAAGGATATAGTAACTCATAAGTTTTGGGATTTTAAACTAGAGCAAGGTCCAACCGCCACTCCATACATGCCCTCAGCTACCGAACTCACAACCGCTGATATAAGCGAATATTTTGGTTATAACTACATAGCAAATCAAGCATACACTTATTATGGAGAAACAAATATAGACCGTTTAAGCCGTTGGGATATAAAAGATGAAATATTTAGTTTTGTGGGGATATTATATCCGCAACTTCCTAAAACACCTACTGGGGTTAGATTTTTAGACGATATCGGAAATGAATACACTGCAATTGTATTTAAGACGGAACAGGCACAGAATTATATTTTAATAAATACAGATGTAAATGACGAAACCTATCAAGGTTGGAACGGAACGACTTCATTAAATTTATTCCCTGTAATGGACTTTGAACGATATAGAACTCGTATAATTGAAAAAGGTCAAATGGAACTAATCAACCTTGCCAAGGCAGAGTTTAAAATTAAGAGAAAGGCGGACTTCATTTAATGTTAGAAGCTAACGTTTATGATAACTTTAACCCTAACTATTATAATATATCTGATTTCACTCTTCCTAATGGTAAAAAAGACAAAAGAGGGCTACCGTTACCAAAGGCAAGGTGCCAAGTTATCAACTATGAATTGTGGGAAACGGGTTATCTTTATACTTCATCAGCTACGTTGACCGTTTCGGTAGAAGTTGGGGATATTGTTCAAATTCTTTTTCCTGAAGTTGTTCCAGTCGAGGAAGCTCTAGGTCAAAAGAAAAAGTTAAACTTAGACATGGTCTATCTTGTTACGAGTGTAGATGAAAGCAATAAAGTCACATTAAAGAACTATTTTTGGGCAATGATTGAAAGCCTAGATGTTCCGAATGCAATAACTAAAACGACAAACTCCGCTATCATCAACTATTTGATTGACCCTAATAAGAATGAGTTAATGAGTTATGGTTATTTCTTTAATTCAAGTATTTTCGCTGGGAAGGCTACAATTAACCGAAAAGCGGAAACTTCATCAGCTCATGACGTAGCTAAGAGGATATTTTCCAAGGTTCAATTTCAGCCGACAACAACTATTCAACATGCTTCATCTGAAACAGACCCTAGAAACTTGTTATTCATTAACTTCGCTTCTAGAAACTGGAACAGAAACAGAATCACGACAAGGGTAGACATTAAGCAAAGTGTAGCAGTAGAAACCGAAACAATAGTAGAACGTTCAGCTTATAATTTTGCTGTCGTGTTTATCAAAAATAAGGAAGCAGACGACTACAAAGATCCTCCTAAAATGTACACAGCAAAAAATAACGGCGATGTCATTGATTATAGCACTTATCATGGGGACGGAACAGACTTGCCAGATGTAAGAACAGTTAAAACATTGTTTTATGATAGAGATGAACACGGGAACCCTCCTGACATGTCTACTATTAAGGCTGAAATTTCTCCCTCCACGATCGTCACAAGATTAATCTTTAATCAAAATGAGCTCTTGCCTTTGTATGTTAATGACTTAGTTGATGTTTGGTACGAGGGTAAACTGTATTCAGGTTACATAGCAGACAGAGTTAAAACAGAGTTCAATGATAGACTTATCTTTGTAGAAAGTGGGGACAAACCGAATGTTATATGAGTATGTAGCTACTTACGGAGACAAATATAGAATAGATAGCTTCACAGGGTACAGAGAGCTTCGTAAAGACCACTTAGAGTTATTGAGTGGTAAAGTATACTATAATAGCAAAAACTCGCTTAGAATTGAAACTACGCTCTTGTATGAAGTCGGTCAATTTGTATCAATTGGCGGTTACCCTTATGGCGGTAGAAAATTTAGATTATTAGAGCTATCAATTACTGATAACCCAGTTTTGGATAAAGCAAAGATAATTTCAAGAAAGGTCAAAAATGACAATTAAAAACTTCACATTTTTCAGCCCAAATGGCACAGAGTTCCCAGTCGGTTCAAATAATGACGGAAAGCTATATATGATGTTGACAGGAATGGACTATGGGACTATCAGGCGCAAAGACTGGGATGAGCCAGTAAACACAGCTCTAAACGTACAATATATCAACACTTCCATTGTAGCAGGAGGAAGATATTTTGAACTAGTGAATGAGACGATAGCTCTAAAGGCTAATTCTGTCAATTACATCCATGCAAATATTGACTTAACTCAAACCACTAGTCCTGTAAGTTTATCAGCTGAAACCTTAAACAATAGCAACAGAACCGATATAAATAATAGTTCTGGTGTACTGAAAGTTTTGATAGATATTAGAACAACCAGCGGAACAGGAGTTATAAAAGCCGAAAAACCGAAACAAGTAACAAGTTTAGATGAAGTAACACTAAGCGGTAACGCAAGAATTG